GAACAAGAATTGAAGGATAAGATAGATGAATATCTATTTGATTGGGGTTATAGTTATGATGACGATAGAAATACTTATCCCTTTGAATCCCGTACTCTAATTACAACGACTCCTGATACTAAACGTATAATTGGTCATAAGCAACAAACTTTTACATTAGCTCAAGGAACATATCCTATAACATGGAATGAATTAAATCCAACTAATGGATCTGGAAATCCAAATGCAAGTAGACTTAAAAATAATTCTAAGAGACTAGAATTATTGGATGGTGATGGAGGTGATACAAATCAATCAGTAGAAATTCTTGATATTACTGTTGATAATGTTAATACTAAGGCAGAATTAGACAATCCTAAAGTGCCTTGTACTAACATATATGGAAGTTTGGAAATTAGTTGGACTGTGACTGGAACTTATGATGTATTAACAGGAGTTGCTACACCATCAGATCCTACATTCTCATTCTCTGGTCAAGCTTCAGGAAGTGATCTTGTGGAACCAGTGCAAACTACAACATATACTATAACTGCATCTAATCAAGGTGCTGCTGACGTTGATTCATTAACGATACTATAACTTGACACTCTTCGAGATTATTGTTATAATCTTAGTGTGACATTTAAAAGATGCTGTTGAATATTTTTGATAATAGAGTCCCTTATAATATAATGGATGGTCTATGGGACAAGAGTATAACTACAGATTTTAAATTGGGTTGGGTAGATAGAGATGAACCAGAAAAATATGATTTGAATATTCATAGTGATATACAACCTTCTTTTCTGAAATCTAGTGGTATACTTCCCTACTTTGAACAATGTACACATGATACGGAATGGTTTAATAATACCACTTTAGAGAGGGTAATTTTAAATTTAGTTAGATCTAATGATGTTCATTATATTCATACCCATCCAGATAGACACGTATTGTTATATTATATAAATCTTGATTGGAGAGATGGGTGGTATGGGGAAACATTATTCTATGACCCCTATGATACTGATAAGATCTCTTTTACTAGCATTTATAAACCTGGTAGAATTATTTTATTTGATGGATCTATACCTCATGCCATTAGACCTCAATCAATAAAAGGACCAAAGTATAGATTTTCACTAAGTTTGTTTTTTGTTTAATGAAATTTACTCTTGCTATAGGAAATCCTCCTTATGGTGTAGGAGGAAATCTTGCTATAAAGTTTTTAAATAAGACATCTGAGATCACAGATGATATTAGGTTTGTATTACCTACTTCTATAAGGAAACCTTCTTGTCAGAATAAGATTAAATCATATCTACATTGTGAAGTTGATGATGATCTAGATAGTGCTACTTTTCCTGGTGGAATAAGTGCAGTAAAACAGTATTGGAAAGTAAAAAACACATCGAGATTTGCAAAAGGGGTGAACGAGATTCCTATGCACAGAGAGCATCCCGATTTTGAATTTCTAGATTACAAAGATAGATTTGAGGCAGATGTTTTTATTGGTGAGTATGGATGTGGTCCTAGTGGAGTAGTAAAGACTGAGAATTTTACACACTATGCTAAGGGACATCATTTCTTAAGTGTAAGATCACCAGAAGTTTTGGAGAATCTAGTTAGATTTGCTCCTAAGTTTAGAGAAGTAGCAACAGTTACTAATGGTCGATATCATTTTGGTAAGAATGATTTGATTACCACTTATATTAAATGTTTAGATGAAGAACAAGCATAATATTGAGTCTGGATCTAATATTGAGAGATCTGATGAAAGGATAAAGGAAACTCAAGAGGTATTCACACCCTCTGAGTTGGTAGAATTGATGATAGATGAGATTGATGTTTCTTTATTGAAAGATCCTAGCAGCAAATTCATTGATAATTCAGCAGGCTGTGGCAATTTTTTGGTTGGACTAAAGGAAAGACTTTGTTTATATCATAATGAGAAGTATGTGTTGAATCATATGCTTTATGCAGTAGAATTACTAGAGGACAACCATAAGGAACTCTGTGGTCGTTTGGGTGTGACAACTCATCATCCGCACTATGTTTGTGCAGATGCCTTAGAATACGACTATAGTTTCGGTGAAGCAATAGGAGTAGAACAATTCTTCTAGGGGTTGCACTCCCTTTAAATTTGTGCTATACTATATAAGTTAAGCGTTGTGATCCTGAAACATTGGAAGGCAACGTCGAAAATAAACAAAATGGAGGATGCCTTATGGCACGACTAAATAAACCCTTGCAGGGGGTGTTAAACCTGCTTACGCTTATTTCTAGTTTTATATTTACAGGGATAAGAAAAAAGTTTTCAAGAAAAGATTTTATACCAGTAACATGGGTTGCTCTAAAAGATCTTAAAGTAGATGCCAAATATCAACGTCTAATTAATATAACTTTCATTGAGAAAGCAGAAAAGTTTGAACCTAAATTGGTAAAACCTCTTTCGGTTTTCCGAAGACCAAATGGTGATTTATTCATTGTCGATGGACAGCATACTGCGGTTTTAGCAGGTAAATATGTTGATGATCATGAGAATTTTGAACTACCTTGTCAGATTCAAGACCACGATCTCGATTTAACTATTGAGCAGTGTCAATTAGCAGAAGCGGAGTATTTCAGTAGATTTAACTACTTAAGAAATAATATGGGTGCTATTGAGAAGTTTCGTGTTGATATTTCTCAAGGACTTACTTGGGCAACTAATTTGTTAGATAAACTTGAATCATTACAAGTACATATACAAGGAATCGGTGCTTCAGATGAACTGGAGGTTCATGGATTTAAGCAACTAAGGACTTCTCTTGGCAAATATACTGTTTCATATACTAAACGTGCAGTAGATCTTTGCAAGTTTCATATTGATAAAAAACATTGGTCAAAACCATTGGACGGTAGTATGATTCTTGCAGTAGCAGCAGCTTATCATTTTGCTGAGAATTATCTTGGTGATGGTGGTAAAAGAGAAGGATTCCTAAAATACTTATCTTCAACTTTATCTAAAAAAACACCTAAAGTCTGGAAGTATAAGACTGCTGGACAACTTCAAGACGTTCTAATGCTTGAAAGGATGATTGAGCATTACAATAGTAGTTTTGATTATGGTAATACTGAAGGTTGTCCGATTGGCTCAAGTGGTAAAACGTCACTATTCAAAGATTGGAAAGATGATGAGATCCATAAGAAGAAAACTGATAATGATGAAGACAGTTAACTAACTGGCATAAGACCCCTTCGGGGGTCTTTTTTTATGCTATAATATATTCAACTGAGAAACATTGATGCCATTACGTCCACACCAAACTGATGCTCTGGATGCTATGGCAAACCATACTAAGGGGCAAATCATAGTGCCTACAGGCGGTGGTAAGACTATGTGTATGATTGATGATACCAAAAGGGTATTTCGTACACAAGAGTTTGCAACTATCGTTGTAGTAGCACCACGCATCCTATTGGCAGAGCAATTATCATCTGAGTTCTTAGAACAGAATCTTGATGGTAATTATAATGTTGGTGTTGATGTTATGCATGTTCATAGTGGTGAGACACCTCATTTTTCAAGTACAAAAAAAGATGAGATTGAAGATTGGTGGATAGGTAGTGAGTTTTGCCATAAGATTATCTTCACTACATATCATTCACTACACAGAATACAGAACTCATTAATTTCTGTAGATACAATTTATTTTGATGAGGCACACAATAGTGTTCAAAGAAACTTTTTCCCTTCTGTTAGATATTTTTCAACTGTGGATGCTGACAGGAGCTTTTTCTTTACTGCTACTCCTAAGCATAGTCTTACTCCTTTCAAAGCTGGAATGAATGATAGAGAGGTGTATGGTGATGTAATTATTAATGTGCCAGCACCTAAGTTAGTAGATCAAGGATACATTTTACCACCTAAAGTTGAAGTATATAAGAGTCGTTTACTTAGAAAGGATGAGATCTATGCTGATGTAGAATCAGAGCAAATGATTAGTGCTATTGATAAGTTAGAAGTGGATAAGGTTCTTATCTGTGCTAAATCTACTAAACAGATTATTGGTCTTCTATCTCAATCTGACTTCTGCTATGAGTTGAATGTGCGTGGTTATTCTTGGATGACTATCACATCAAGGACAGGTGCTATTATTAATGGTAGGAAGGTAGG